CCTCGTGAGGGGCGCCGTCAAATGGCGGTCGTTTACCAACCGGTGCAGTTCACTACTGATCCATCTCTCAAGCACCCAAAACTTGAGAGTAAAACCCGTGGTCGCAAGTCCCTAACTTGTAATGAGGCTGTGCCTCACCGCGATCGTCCGCGATCTGCGTCCCCTGTTTTGCGTCGAGACAAAACCGTTCTCGACGACACACCTGAGGTGTTGACCATTGACCGTTCCCCTGACCAGGACCCTGATCTAGATCTGATCCAGAGCGATGTCCTTGACCTGGGGCAACGACCGGTCGAAGGTCTCTCACTACCTCAAAGACTCATTAGCAAGGCCAAAGAAAATGGAGAGGCTTTGCTCGTGGTCGCCGTCGGTGTCGTACTTTATCTCCTGCAGATACTTATGAGGGCTCTGTACCCAGTCATCCTTTGTATGACCGGTGTATCAACCGTCTTTGTGCTTGCATACCCGGAGAGTGAATACACTCTTCTGGCACTGGAGTGGTACGTCTACCTATTGCACATTAGAAATGCGCCTGGCGTCGCTTTTATTATCGATGCTATAAGCTCAATGATATCGTTCGGAAACACGATGTATTGTGCTGTTGGGGCAATACCAGCCAGATGTTGGCGGATGACACGAGACGTCCACAACCCTGTCTGGTTTCTATATGACCAACCTTTCGTTGACAACCTCGTTCGACTGATCGCCTGGCCGATTCCAGCCGTCGAGATCTTCGATGCGGCGTTAGGACACCCCGCTAGTTGGTCTGTGCGATTATATGTACAGGTGTTTAAACAAAACACAATCCGCTGCCTTGAAGTGATTATCCTGATCCTTTCAGAGTATCAAGGTTGCATATTTGCCATTTCGATGGCTATCCTCATCTTCACCCGCATTGGCTTTCCTTTAACCATGCGGCTGTTCTGGTCACTTTCGAGATTTTCCTCAAGTCTCGGTTTGACCATTGGTCCAATTGGATTCGCCTCCTGGATAGACTACTTGAGCCCGCCCACAACACTCTTACACAAACTCGGTGGACCCCCAAGTAAACCACGTGTCGTTCAAGCCACTGAAGCTAGAAACCATTTCAACATCAAGCATTACCGACCTGAGAAACTTAGACACTATACTGACAACAAACATGCTCACGCTGCTCTCATTAGAGCTGCAGCCGTCAAGATGGCAAGAAGTTGGTGTGATAAATACTCACTAGGTCTGCATGATATGTCTGCTTCACGCAATAGCATCAAGCTGGTACGTGAACATCAGGCAAAGAAGAAGACGCAACGTCAACATACAGCTGAACGAGCTGTAATGGACACCAAGGATGCGTGTTCCTTTCTTCCTGAAGAGTACCTAACAGACAAGCTACAACCGTTTTCAAACACGCTTGTCATGCATATCGACACAATCACACTCATGGGCGATCGACAATTGAATCAAACACTTTCGGATGGAAATCTCCATTTTGCATTCACGTGGCTCCCCGCTGATGTAGCCGGCAAGTCAGGCGAACTAACGTATCGCTTCGATCTTGAAGGCAACCTGATCACCTCAGGCATTGGCTTCGATTCCTATCGAAAGGACTCACTGTTGTACATAGAGGATGACAACTGCGTTACTTATCACACTGGCTGGGTGTGTACTCCGTTTTCCGTGACCCTCCAATGGTTGACACTTTTCATGTTTCTCGCTCGTTTCTGCAGGAATTATGTTATCAACAGAGGTCTCGAGGACGGCTATTTTGGATATGTCCGTGACTACACGAAAACTTTTCACGTTCCTTACCCTACCCTCGGCTATGTCCCTGATTTCGGTTTCTTTGAAGAACTGAAACGCATTTTCATCACTGGAGCTCCCCATCTTGGTTGGTACCAGTCAACCGTCGGCATACCATACCCGACTTACGGTTGGCTCAATTTAGATGTCACTTATAAGTGGTACGCTGAAACACAATACTTTGAGTACCATAACTGCTTTATCATCTTGATGATGTGCGTTCTCGCTCTCCTTGCTGGAAGGGTGAGGCGTGCCTTCTGTCATAAGGTCGTTCGACTCGATCTCGGAGAAAGCAGGTCAGCTCTTGTGTTCATACCAAATACGTACTACACCGGTTTCGGTACATACTTACGTCCCTTCCTAGAGGACGGAGTCATCAAACGCCTACGACCGGAAGTCTTTATGACTAATGGTGGACATCCACTCATAGCACTAAGGGTCAAAGGTGCGTCATCGCTTGATAAGCCAGGCGGTCAGGTTGTTCAGCGGAATCCATGGGGATGGTCCGCTGCATACCTGGGTTCATATGACGCATACTTCATCCCGGATTATCTCATCAACGCCGTAAAAGCTCTGACCACTGAGAAGGCAAATGGGGTTCCTTGCGAGCCCTCAATGTCAAACGTCAGAATACATTCTAGAGTTGAAGGTGATGAGCAGAATCGTGTGACCTGTGCTATGGCTATACCAATCGCCGCTGGGCGTCGTCCAGACGAAACCCATCAGTTCACAGTGTATCAAGAACAGCCTGTATCAACATTTGAGTATTCATACGCTCCCACACCGGTCATCATTCGTCCTGATGAAGGTCTGTGTGCCGATGGCGTGGCTCATAAGACGAAAACACAAAACATGATGTTTCCTCCCGTCCTTGTCGACCAAGATGGCCACTCTTGTGTGGCTACTCACGCTAGGTCGATTCCAACGGACCAGGACATGATTAATCGTCGGTTGGTACAACCACGTGAAGATGTAGGCGCTGACCTCCAAAAGATGAGTCCCAGACTAGCTCAGTATGTCCGGGAGTTCTGCAAGAAAGTTCTAGCTGAAGTCGCTCAACACGACACGACCGGTACGCTCATTCACAACGGGCATCTTGAGCCCCTTGACGAACGTGGTAACGCTAAAGCGTACTACGAGTCGAGGACAAAGAAGCAACAACAAGCTTTTGACCGGATCCATACCAGCTACGACATCACCCAAATCGAAAACACCGACGACTCGCACTTAGAAGAAGAGATTGTACATCGCGGTTTTCCGAAATCGGAAGTTTTGAAACCTACCAAGGCGGCAAGGCCAATTGTCACCTTTACACCCGAGCACCAAATTGTCGGGGGTAGGATCGCCCTTGCTTACGCTCACGCGCTCCACGCGTGTAGTTGGTTCGCATGTGGTTTAACCCCTTCGGAAATCGCTGATCTCGTCGTCGAAGTTTGTGCTGGTGCACTCTTCATCTTGTCTACGGACTTCAAAGCGCAAGACGCCACCGTCAATGACGTCAAGCGCGCCATCGAACTTTTCATGCTCATGTGTTTCTTCGCGCCAGACGTACATGAGTTCCTGAAAGATTGGCACTATGCGGATTACTGTGGTGCTGTCGTCTACGGCACCCTTTTCCACTCGCTTAAATGTGCGCGGGGCAGCGGAAGCCCCTTCACTACACTGGGCAACACCCCACTTACCGCCTGTTTCGCTTTCATAGCGCTGCGTCTACAGGGTTTCAGTATCGATGAAGCTTATCGTCGCCTCGGAGCTTATTCCGGTGACGATGGCATCACGGCTGACCTCTCTAGCAAAGCTGCTGACGAAGCTGCCGAAGAGATCGGTTTCCTACTCAAGCATGACGAGCATGATAGGTACGTTCCTTTCCTAGGCAGAATATATAGCGACCCCATCGGTGGTAATTCATCATCTTCATCCGACCCCAAACGGAACATCGAGAAGTTTCAATGCACTGGGCTAGACCCGGAAAAGTTCACTGCCCGGCAGGCAGTTCTTTTCCGGGCTACGGCCCTTCAAACAACTGATTGCAACAGTGACTTTTTCGGTGATTGGTCCGCCAAAGTTCTTTCACAAAATCCAATGACTACGAGAGAAAAGATCGAACTTGAGGCCAAAATTTTGGCTGAACCAAACCTTCACTCCTGGTTCGCCATCCAGGCTTTGAAAACCAATTCAACATTTCCGACAACCCGTGGTGAGTTCACAGAACACATCGACGAGGTCATGCCGTATTTTGATTGGTCCAAGTTCAGAGCCTGGCTCCTCAACAAGTCTAGCGAACCATGTCCGGTCCTCTGTACAGTACCAACTCCGGACGATGAAGAGATGGAGGCGTTAGCCCCTGTGACTATTGCTTTTGACGGAGCAAACAGTGACCACGACCGCCACGAATACGTGAAAACACCAGTCCCACCGGAAACGGGCAAGCACATGAACAAAACGAGTTCTCCTTCCCCTAAAACGGGTAAGCACATGAACCGTCCTAGTTCTCCTTCCCCACACTCAAATCCGATAACCAAACCGGTCCGGGCACCTCCACCTAAAACACCTCACAAGAAGAAGTTCAGTGAGGCTGACAATAAACAGTTTTTCAAATGGTTGAAACAGGAGGATGCCCAGAATGGGACAGACAATTTATCTGAGTACCGCAATGCCAAGCGAGTACACCCAAAAGATTCTGACGACGCTGAAACTCTAGAAGATCTCAGGGCTGAGAATTCTAAGAACTACAATATCCGTCAGACGATTCGGGATGCGTACTTCGAGCGAAACCCAGATAAAGGTATTTCACAGTAATCGTGGCGCCCCGGAGTTTCTTCCATGTTCTTTCTCCAGAAATCAAAGTAACATTACCCGCGACTGGCAGGGCGGGGTCGTAAGTGCGAAATATCACTTCCCACCCCTAACCCTCTTTGTTCGTGGTACCTCAAACCCAACAATTAGGTCATGCCCCGTGATACTGCAGCGGAGCGTGCTTTCATGTTGCGACCCAAAATCCGCTCCCTCTCCAAATCGGAGCGTGATAAGAGATGGCGACAACACCTAATGTCAAAAGGCGGTGATCTAGATCTGATGGAGCGCGAAGGTCGACGTCCGACCCCACGCGCCCGTGCCCCCCGCGGTGTCATCCGCGGTCGAGGCGACTACTTCACTGACTTTGGGCGCAAGCGTTTTCCAAAAGGTTCCTTTCGAACCGCTGGTAAAACTGCCGGCAACTTTCTCGCCAGCATGGCTCATCCCCATCTTGGCGCCGCTGGAGAAGCGGCAGGCGGTGCTCTCGGCGACAAACTCGCCCATTTGGTCGGCTTTGGTGACTATGAAGTCAAGTACAACACACTTCTAGACCCCAGTGC